GTTCAAGTGCTATAGCTTCAGGCATGTGAATGCCTGAATCGTCATTCTCCCACGGGGGCACAAGATAACGCTCTTCTTTTGGAATTGTGTTGATCAAATGTGCAATGGTCGACTGTATCTGGATTCCAGTATACGTAGACCAACGAATGAGACGGTTTATTAGTGATATGCGTTCCTGCACTGTAGAGATATTCTCACAGTAAACAGGCCGAACAGGATATCCATCGAGCCAATCATGGCCACAGGATTCCCTGAAGTGTCCCGTATGGAACGACTTTTTCTCATTAACAGTAAAACCACATTTATTAAGTACACCCTTTGTAAGGTTGTACATGTGGTTGCGAACGATTATATCGTCGCCAAAAACAGCGTAAGATTTGCCATTTTTGTTACTATCTGGATTGCCGGACACATTGTGTACAGCTTGTACCAGGGCCGCAAATATTAAAGTTTGCAATGGGAAAGTAAACCCATTCCCCATGGTTGACATACACTCAAGTTTCATACGAAAGTTGCCCAGAAATGGGACAACCATGTAGTCAGACCTGAGTAATTCAAACCATTCCATCCATCTACCGAGGTAAACAAATAGACGCCTAACCAATTCAACACAGATCGTGTCGCTAGCAGACACCAGGTCTATTGTACAGTAGGTACCATACAGAGAGCCTAGCATCGCAAGAGAGCGATTAATGTCAGGTTGCTTCGTTGGGTCTAAGTCAATAGACGACAAAACAACGTTTAACTGATTGGCAAGAGATTTCTGAAACATCATATTTAATGACGCTTCAGTGCAAATCATGCGGTCAATTTCGAAATTTTTCGGAACGGTCCCAAAAAGGGAATCAGTCTGATAATTATCGTGGTGCCCATGTACTGTGAAACGATTTCTTTCAGTTTCATAGGCAAGCTTGCTAAATGTTGAGCAAATACGCCACAACTTCATGATAGATGGGCTTGTAGCCGTTAGAGGAGAGGTACCTACCTTATGGTAGAAATCCTCCCACACTGTCCCGAGCGAACTGCCGGGACCCGGGCGAAGACCATCATTGATATCACTGAGAGTAGGACCCTCAGCAAGACCACACCGATCAAACCAGTTATACAAAACCACTGAGGCTTCGTTAATAACTGTTGCAAATACATCATTGCCTAGATAATGGAATTCTTCGGCAAAGTAATGATTCATCTCGGCAGCTTTTTGATTTGCTGCTTGAAATTTATCAAAAGCTGCACGCTTCCGGTCATCATCGCTGATGAGCGTCGTGTGTGTAGCATTCCCCTGGAACTTACTATAAAATGCGAGCAATTGAGCCCACATTGAGTAGCGAAGCACCGGTTGGAATTTATTTGCAACTCGGACTTTCAACGCCGCTATCCGGTCTAAGACCGGTAGCGACATAATAAAGTCGAGTTCTTGACCAGTTTCAAAAGGAACATTCCTCTTGATGTCATGAACAAACTGGATAATTGTTCTGTCAAAGAGCGATGTACTCATCTTAACTCCAATTACATTTTAAAGGAGGACTAAAATAAGGGGATTAACCCAAATCCTCGTCCGTTTTGTGGAAGTTTGTTTCTACAGTTGCTGCTAAAGGATTAGATACAACAAAACCCTGAGCAGCCAGCGCTTCATCAAAGTCAAATACCTCTGACCCGAATTTCTCCGGGTTAAGCATCGGACCTACGATAAAGCAGACGATTTTAAACAATACGTCAAGCTGTTCTGTAGGCAATCGCTCATTTGCATCCACCATAATATCGAGTGATCTCCTTGGAGAATCGCTGATAAGTATGGAGTGTGTAAAAGAACGATCAACAAACTTAGGATTACCTGGACTATCCACGTTGACCATAGCATGGTACTCCCTTATAGCACAGATGTGCGTACTAGGTCATACCAGCCTTGTGCCATCGTGGCCTGACCAAGTAATCCGAACCACATGGAAAGAAATGATGCCAAATTTACGGCGTCGTTTCCGACGGCCGCAGGAGTTGACGTACTCATCCTCGCAATCTGGATGTCATACTGAACGTTAGAGAAACCATTCAGAACGTTACACCCTTTATAATACACGAGAGAGAACTCATTCTTACCGCCTTTAGTGTACTGGCCGGTTGCCGATAACTTCGCCCCAGGTGTTTTAATAGCCTTAGGACGACGTGCGTACAACCAATTAGGAAGTTCATTAGAGTGTGCGGTGACACCCGTTTGAGTTCCGCCAAGTGCACTCACAACGTAAGCTTTACTTGTTGCATCTGGCGCTGTGCCAGCTGTTAGAGTAAAAGTTGGAGTTGTTAAACCGGTACAGGCTTGACCTGTTACCGGGCTAGTTGGTGAAAAAGACATATGCTGTTTTCCTTGTAATATTATGGGTTAATAGCTCTATAAATATATCTTTTCATTATAGAGGACTAAAAGGTAGATCCGCGCCACCAAAGGACTGGCGATACGGATTCATCTTATATGAAAAACGTTGAAAAGTAGGAGAACTGTATACCTCGGGCTGTTTGTATCGCCTAAAGTGTTCCAGTCCAGATTTCGAGAGTCGAGAAATCGCCAATGCCCCGATGTTAACCTGCTGTAGGCGGGACAAAGTGTCCCAATTTGAAGTTAAACCTAAAGTAGGGTAGATCGATGCAGGGGGAACTCTGCTCCACGAGAAAAACTCT